CCCCGATTCAGACAGATACAGAGTCGGCGTTATCTCTAATGAACTCCAAGCAGATGACCAGCTTAACGCAGAAACTGTCGAACTTAGTCCAGCCAGAGACGGAGATTTCTTTGGACCCAGAAAACTTGTTATCGAAGAGCGTGGAGCCTATGAAGGCTTAACCGCTGAAGAGCGAGCAATTGCAGAAGAAACACTTTCCAATGCCGATCTTGGTGGGCGTCCACCTGTCATGTTCTCCCGCATACCGAGCAATCCTTATCGCCCAGTTCGTGCGCCTGTACAGGGTGGCGGTATATTGGATTATGCATATGGATTTATTCAAGAAGGCGTGGCAAAAATTCCAGTGCTTCTTCCGGAAGGGTCACACAAAGAATTTGATAACGGCACAGAGGTTGGTCAGGGTCTGCACCACATTCATCGCCGCATGCACGACAAAGAGCTAATAGATAATTCTAAGTACAAGCGTGTTGAGAATGCCATTTATGACATAATGAGACGTTGGCAGAACCAAGGCTTTAACGATGGTGAATCAGTTACTGGTTACCCATCCAAAGACGGGGTGGTTCTTGAGTGGAGAAACAATGTCACACACAGTGCGCCCCCCCTTCAGCTTGTCTTGGAACGCAGGAAGCTGGCAGACATGCCTGTATACTACGTCAAGACTTTCTTCCCTATGCTGGACAAGAAAGACAGAGCCTCTATTCCCAAGCGTGGCAAGAGACGTGCGGCATACAACGCCAAGTATAGCAGAATACCTCAGTACTCTACAGTAGGTCAGAGATCGACTCCCTCTATTGGGCCTAGTGATTTAGCTGCTCGTGCAGAATTAATTCGCTACACTAAAGTGCAAGACGTAATGGCAAGATATCTTTCCAAGGTTCCATTCGTTACGGACAAGGTTGCAAAAGAAAAGACTGAAGCCTTTATGACAAAGCTTCAAGACAGCATGCTTCCTGTTGGAAAGATGTATGATAAGTTACGTGAGCGTTACGGTGCGAATGTAATAGCGCAGGACATGGACGCTTACTTCCAAGAGACATTGGTTCATGGAGTGTCTGGCTCTAAAAAAGAAAAGTTCGATAGAACTTTATTCAAACCGATACTTGAGCGCGTTGCTAATTTAAATATAAACGATGTAGAAAATGGAACCCTTGAGCGCGTCTCTGGTTACTATCGTCAAATTCTTGAGAAGCATAAAAACAGATCACATGCTTTGGCTAACGCATACCTGTATGCATTGCATGCCAAGGAGCGTAACGCTCGTATATCAGAACTGTCCAAGGGTAAGATCGTGGATGGCTCTGGTATGTCTAACGCTGAGGCCGATAAAATTATGGCTTTTGTTGGTGGGTTGCCAGAGCTTAAACGTAATGCATTGCAAGAGGTGGATCGTCAGGTTCACGACATCATCAAGCAAACAAACCAAACATATATTGATGGAGGGTTAATCCCTGATTACCTTCTTGATACAGATATCGATGACGATACTAAGGTAGAGTTTGAGAGGTATGGAAGTTACGTTCCATTACGTGGGTACGCTGATCCAGAATCAAGTTTAGATGTTGCTGATGAGCGTGTGCTTACATCAACAAACAAGAATGGCTCCAAGAACAAACCAAACATATCTGCTCTGGGCAGATCAAGTTATGCGGGAGATATACTCGCCAACGTAGCTGTTCAGCATCATCAAGCAATCGACAAGTCCGAGCGTAACAAGGTTGGTCAATCATTACTGAAGCTTCTTGAGAGCAAGGACATTGATACTTCTGAATTTGGAAGGGTCTTGGATAGGCATCCGATGAAACGTGCCATGGTCAATGGTAGCATTCGCTATGTTCCTGATCGTGATTTTAATGATCCAGATCAACCAATTTTAGCGGTCCGTCGTGACGGCAAAGAATATCTTTTATTGCTTGATGAAAAAATTGCCACATCAATGAAGGGAACTCTATCTCCTAAGCAAGCTAATGCTGCGGTAAGGTTCTTGCACAACATCACAAGGTTCTATGCAAACCTACTGACAAGTTATAACCCTTCCTTCCTGTTATCAAACTGGCCTCGTGATATTGAAACTGCCATCTTCAATGCGCAGCAGTACGAAATGAAAGGCTCTTCAAAGGATATCATTAAGAATGTCCCGAAGGCGTTTTGGGCATTACTAAAAGTACTGAACGGCAAGGAGAACGCTAATCCTTACTGGGCCAATAGATACAAAGAGTTCTACGAAAATGGCGGTCAGAATGTGCTGAATCAAATGTCTAATTTGGTTAGTGCATCTCAAGATATTGAAAGCACTATTGGTAATATGGTTGCTGCGGACAACCAAGGACTAACAGAAAAGGTAAAGAAAAGTTTCTTAGGCAAGGGCGCAAGTCTATTGAATACCGTTGAAGCTGTTAACAGTGCTGTTGAAAACTCAACAAGGTTGGCATTCTTTGATACGATGGTCTCCAGCCTTGAGGCACAAAATGTGCCAAAGAAAGAAGCTTTAAAACGTGCTGCATTCGCAGCGAGAAACCTGACTACAAACTTTCAGAAAGGTGGCGAATACAAGAACGGCCTGAACTCCATGTACTTGTTCTTCAACGCATCGATGCAAGGCTCCATGGCTATCTTTAATTCTCTTGTTAACAGCAAGAAGGCAAGGAAGCTTGCGGCTTCCATTGTTGTCTTTGGATTTATGATGGATCAGATTAACGCTGCAATATCTGATGATGATGATGAGGACGGAGTTAATGATTATGATGATATCAATGAGTACACTCTTGGTCACAACTTAATTTTACCTGATCTAAATGGTGATGGTACTTACACAAAGATACCTATGGCCTATGGCCTAAATACCTTGTTCAACTTTGGGCGCGTTACATCAAACTTAATTCGAGGCGCGGCTGGTAGTGAAGGCACTTATACTCCACAGCAAGCGGCGAAAGAGCTTACTAGCTATGTAACTGAAATGATCAATCCATTTGGTGGCAATAGCGCACTTACCTTCTTGTCTCCCACAGTTGGAGACCTTCCAGTTGAACTCTTGACCAACAAAGACTTTAGAGACGCTCCAGTTTACAAAGAGCTATCCCCATATCAACCTCATCTGTCTCGCAGTGGGTTGTACTGGTCAACTACAAGCCCATCAGCGGTATGGACATCTAAGTTTATTAACGACACCCTCGGCAGGGGGGATGACTACATCCCCGGTGAGATACTTGGAATGCGTGTGGATGTTCAGCCAGATGTAATTGAACACATATTTGGCTTCATGACTGGTGGCTTAGGGCGTCTTGTTAATCAGGCGGCAGACACTGCTACATCCAATATACCTAATGTGGCTATGGGTAGATGGGAATCTGATATGATTAGAACCACACCCATCATGAACAAGTTCTTCACAGCAGTCACAGACAAGGATCGTGCTGGTGACTACTATGAGAAACGTGATGATGTTCTTGCCGTTCGTCGTTCCTTCAGAGCAGCAATGCAAGACGGGGATCGTCAGAGAGCTATAGGTCTGCGCAATAGATATCCAGAAACTATTTTAATCATGGAGCCTGTTAACAAAATAGACAGAGCTATAATGAAGCTGCGCAAGAAATTAAAAATTATTAGATCAAACCAAAGGATCACAGACGATAAACGTAGAGAACTTGAAGATAAGATTGATACTAGAATACTTATGCTTCAGAACAAAGCGAACAATTTGATGCAGAACATTTAGTTCTATTGAACTTATATTCTCTTTCCCTTTTTTCTGAGTTCATCTGTAAAATCTTTTAGGTCTCTTTGAGCAATGTGTAATTCATTTTTAATAGATGGACTGGCTAACCGCCTGTATCTTTCGTCTTGTAATTTATCCACCTGCCCACGCAGATATCTCAATACTGCCTCGTCCTCTAAGGATATTTTTTTATCCATTCTTTAGCTCCTCATCAGCGTGAGAATCACGCACCAGTTCCAAAATAAATTCCGCCACCGTTTCACAACCGAGTTGCCGGGTCTGTGCAGCCAGCCAGTCAACTTGTTCATTTGTGAGATCGTCCAAGACAGTAGATATTGATCCCAGTCTCAAATAATTTTTGTGATGACGAACATATGATATTGGTTTTTTTGGAGCTGGCGGCAAAATATTTGCCTCGCGTCCGCGCCTTAACGCGGAGTTTACTTTATTAAATTTGAACCCCAGCCTTGCTGAAATTTCTCTAGCAGACAAACCATCTCTAGATAGCTCCCATATTTTAAGGGTATCTGGACTTCTGTATGCGCCATTCCAGTCTCTCATTAATTTGTTCTCCTCAGTCTAGGTCTTGGTGATTTAGACGGTATATCTGTTGGGATGCAGCGGATTAACGTGTCGCGCTCGTGTTTGTAGATTGTTTTATAAAAATCAGAACCATCCATCAGCGCATCTCCGCACAGCCTCTCAGTTTCGTAGTAGATTTCTGCCTCAAACTGCACGTCTCGCAGTGTGTAAACGATAAGCATTGCTGTAAAATATTCCATAAATTGCTATATTATTTTGTAGCAATCCAGTCGGAAATATCTTCTCTTCTCCACCGCCGCATTCGAGGGCCAAGGCTAATTGGCTTGGGGAATGAGCTGTCTTTTTTGATGTATGCGTACATAGTTTTTGGGTGAACAGATAACATCTCTGCTATGTCATTCACTTGCAGAAGGAGTCTTTCATCTCCAAATTCAGAAGTGTTGATTTTATTTTTCACTATTTTTTCCATTCTTTAAATCCTTCTCTTAGTTTTTCGAATTGATCACGGGCCTCTGAATTATCTCTAAACTCAGAGCGTGATCGAATCCCGCATGATTTGCGTATGGAATCTGCTGCATCACTCTCTGAGGCAACAAGGTCTGAGCCCACATCTGTCAGGTATGCCCAGAAGTCTTCGTTGCGGCACAGCAATCCAGCAGACGCTATCATTCTTTCAATGTGCTTTTGGTTCTCCCGTGTTTCTGGCTCGTCCTGATCATTCAGTCTGACCATCGCAACCATGTAACGTGTGCCGACCCAATCAGTGTGCAACTCTGGTGGGCAATCATTAGGGTGTACGTTTAGACGAAGTATAATTCCGTTTCTGTCTTGAGACATTGAAACTTTTACAGATTCAAAACTTAAAGCAGAGTTCCTTATTTCATTCATTATATTGTTTCCAATTCCTTGACGCCCAACTCTTGGCGTCTATGCCTTCCAAGTCCCACCACGTTTGCTCATCTCCATATGCATGAAGTTTCATGTGGCATGTGTGGCACAGAGGGACGGCCCAGTTGTCACTAGTCTTTCTGTTTATCCCTCTGGCCTCTGCTCTCATAAGGTGGTGAGCCTCACCACCCTGACCGCAGACCAAGCAAGGTTGTCCACGCAAGGATTTTAAATATCCTTTATCAACAAGTCGCTTGGTCTTTGGGATCAACATTAGAACGGTATTTCATCCTCATCTGGTTTGTCTTGATTGTTTTGATATCCTGATTGCTCATCTGGTTTGTCTTGATTGTTTTGATATCCTGATTGCTTTTGATATCCGCCGCCGTTCTTTCGCTCTAGCAACAAGTCGCTGCGCAATGAGAGAAATGGCTTTCCATTCTTTGATACTTTTTTCCATCCTGCTAAGTTCGCCTTTGGCCGTTCGTTTCCAGACTCAAGCTGAGCATATAGATCACGCACAAGCTCTGGGTCAATTTCTATAGTGCCAGTATAGTCTGGCTGATTTTGATTTTGCTTCCTGTCGTTCTGGAATAGAACTCCTGATGCGGGGTATTGTTGACTCATGCTGCTTCTCCTTTAAGTTCAGCGTTTCTCTTTTTAAATGTTTCAAGCACTTCCTCATAGTCGTGAGGCTTTGCATTCTTCAATTGCTCAAGGACGGATTTGTTCTTGAGCCAGAACTGTTTGATTGTTTCCTCGCTATTATGTGTCGGTATAAATTCCATGAACGCAGTGGTTACCATGTCCCAGCCGTCAGTCTTTTTAACATCACCCTCAGCCTCACCACTCACAACATCAGGGGTTTTATCTTCTGACGCTACAGGGGCCACAGGAGCGGCCTCTTTCTTCTTGGCTGGTGCAGGTGATGAGCTGGCCTTCTTGCCCTTCTTAGGCTCCTCTGGGGCGCTCTGAGGGATATCCTCGCCAGCATATATGTAATGACCTAGACCATGCATTGCGATTGCCTTAGCCAAGCATCTCATTCTGGCATCACTGATGTCCCTAGAAGTTGGGCCAGCGATAGCCTTATTGCGGTAGTCCATCACGGGCAACCACATCATGTAGGTCTGATCCATTACAGTTACACTGACACGTACCTCGACCGTGTCATCTGGGTATATGACATTGTCTTGAACTTCATAGCTGGCATCAGGGTATTTATTTTTAACCTCACCCCAAGCCCAAGCCCACGACAAATAACTCAAGCCGTTTTTATTTTCCTTGTTTTCATTTACGTTTACGGATGAAAGTGTTTCCCACACTGACGTATTAGTCTTCATTTGTTTCTCCTTCAATCTCAGCTCTTTTCATTTTTTTTATCCTAAAGAACCCATCGTACTTAGGATTTTTATGCATGAAGTATCTTGCGTATAGCGCAATAAAATCATTGCTTATTTTAAAGTCACTGCCAGTCGTTTCGATGCTGGTCTCCCAGCGTATTCTATTAACAACCAACCAAGCACTAAGCTTTCTGTGTCCTTTCTTAATTGCCCTCAGTGTAAACTCCTCAAATAGTTTGTAGACATGTGGATTTTTTTTATGCCAAGCCCACCACCTTTCTTTCAAGTCATCATTCATTATCGTCCTCACCTCTCAGTGCCTTCTCTGCAACGAACGCATACCACTCGACACCCTCACTGATATTTGCCACGTCGCGTATCAAGGTCAGTGCATCTTCAAGAAATAAAACGCGCTCCACTAACTCTGCATTATTGGATTTTGCTTTTTGTTCTATTGAACTTTTATCCATCTTATGATTGATGAAACTGAGGGCAGAAGTCGGCTACTGAACAGTAGTTCCCAACACAACGGGTAGCTTCGCCCTCACGATGCTCAACGAACCAAGCGTCTTGCTGTTCTGCGTGGGAGTTAGCTTCCTCTTCACTATCGAAGACCTTAACGGCTCGCTTCAATCCCTTTTTCTTTACCGCCCATGTGTCAGGCTTAGACCATCTGTCTGCGTCAGAGCATGTGCCAAGCTCTCCATCAAAATCATAGGCCATCTGTGCATCCTGATGCACTGATATTCTATCGCTAATATAATCAAGACGATCATTCCAAGACCACAATGGAAGGTCAACTGTAACGATTGGGGATTGCGGGTATTCTTTATCGAACTCAGCACGTTTACGCTGCCAGTCTCTAAGGATTGCGCAGATGCGAATGTTGCTGACCTGCTTGTGTCGGTTGATGCCTGTGTCGGAGTTCTCGACGAGCCAAGCGTAACAGTTTTGCTGCCTCTCCCACTCGACCTTTATGCCCAACAATACAGACCAGACGGATGTGACCTTGTAGTCTGTGATCTGCACAGTGCCATCTTTCAAAACTTCTTGATGATCAAGAGCGCCAGAAATATTCCATCCTTGTAGGTTGGCATATAACCGCTCTTCCATTTTGACATTGCCATCGCTCTCGGTTGTTTCGAGTACATGGTGAACGGCTGTGCCGAACAAAGACCACACGCGATCCACAACATCCATCTCCATTTTGTCAGCGAACTTCTGTCGCTTCACACGAATGCTTGGGCTGTCAATTAGCTGTGTAATGCTGATGTCTGATTTGCCACGCGAATATTTATCCGCACGTACAAAGTTTTCAAAAACCTCTGGAAGGTTAAATCGATTTGTTATTTTCATGTTTGTTCCTCACTCTGTTTGTGTTAGTATCATCTTGGTAATTTAGTGTCAAATAGTTCTTTGGGGGGTAGTAATGGAGAGCATATCGTTCTCAATTTTAGGTGAGCCAGCATCGAAAGCTAACAGCAGAAAGGCCGTTGTTATCAGAGGAAGGCCAGCTTTTATCAAGTCTGACAAGGCGCGAGGCTATGTCAAAATGTTCGAGGCACAATGCCCCAAGCTAGATGATCTGATCGTTGAGGATGTAAAAGTTGAGATGATTATTTACTACGCTACTCGACGGCCCGATCTTGATGAGAGCCTCATATTGGATTGCATGCAGGGGCCGATCTATAAAAATGACAGACAGGTAAAGCAGAAGTTTATTTATTGGCAGCTAGATAGAGACAACCCGCGCACACACATACGTGTGAGTGCCTGTGATGTGGATAATATTCCAGCCATATAATAATTATAATATCTCTCTCTCTTAGAGAGAGAGTATATATAATATATATAATATATATAATTATATTATTAGCTGGCACAAAAAGCTTCGTTGACTGGGCCACTCCCCGCGCCTATGATCGTCGTTATCGATAGAGCGAGAGGACCAAACTGTGCAAATTGAAGATCAATTGCGCGGCGAGGCACACAGGTTAGGAACAGGTCAACACAAAATAATCTGCCCAGCTTGTGGTCATAGCCGCAAGAAAAAAAAAGACAGAACTCTCTCACTCAAAATTGAAAATGATAGGGTACTCTATCAATGCTGGCACTGTGACCAGCAGGGTATTGTGCCGACTGAAGAGAAGATCAATTTTAGAGTGAGAAAAATGAGTGTAGCAAAGAAAATTAAAACAACATCACTATCTGACGCGGCGTTAAAAAGCTTGAGTGACAGAGGGATATCAAAAGAAACTGCCGAAAAGGCAGGTGTTCGTTCTGGCACACACTTTGTTCAAGCAGTTGGGAGCGAGACCGAGTGTCTGTTCTTCCCATACACGAACAAAGGACAGACTTACGCATCAAAAATAAAATCAATTGAGGCCAAAGGTTTTTCCTGTAACGGATCACCTCAAACCTTTTTTAATATTGAAAATGTAATTGCCGACGATGTCTTGATCATTGTCGAGGGTGAGATGGATGCCCTCGCTCTGATGGAAACAGGATACGATAGCGTAGTATCAGTACCAAACGGCGCAGTTATGAAAGTCGTTGATGGTCAGGTTGACCCTTCAGATGATAACAAGTTTAAATTTTTATGGGATGCTAAAGACCAAATCGAACGTGCCGAAAAAATAATTATTGCCACTGATGCGGATGCTCCGGGCGAGGCAATGGCAGAAGAAATGGCGAGGCGCATAGGCAAGGATCGTTGCTGGGTTGTAGATTATCCAGAGGATTGCAAGGACGCAAACGATGTTCTGCTAAAGCATGGAACAGATGGCGTTGATAGTTTTATAGCAAAGGCCAAGCCTTGGCCTGTCTCAGGGCTGTATGACGCAAGTCATTTCTATGAGCAGCTCGAAGAGATTTATGACAAGGGCATGGGACGTGGTGAAAGCACAGGCTATGACAATGTTGATGAGATATACAGCGTTGTTGCTGGTCAGTTGACTATCGTCACGGGTCACCCTTCGTCTGGCAAGTCAGAATTTGTAGATCAGATCATGGTCAACATGGCTCAATCTAAAAATTGGAAGTTTGCAATTTGCTCCTTTGAAAATGAACCACGATTACACATTGCTAAACTGATCAGTAAGTTTGTGCGAAAGCCTTTCTTCAAAGGCATGACAAGTCGCATAACCCCAGACGAATTGCAGATGGGAAAAGAATTTGTTCAATCGAACTTTTCTTTTTTATATCAAGCAGATGGCTCTCTTTGCTCAATAGATAGTATCATTGAGCGTCTCAAGGTTGCTGTCCTGCGCCATGGTGTAAGGGGTGCTGTGATTGATCCCTACAACTACATTCAGAAGGGCAAGGATATCAGTGAGACTGACTGGGTCTCTGAAGTTTTAACTCGGCTACGTGTATTCGCACAAGCACATGGAATACACATCTGGTTTGTTGCGCATCCAACTAAAATGATGCGGGATAAGAATGGGGATATACCACCACCAAAAGGCTATGATATTTCTGGCAGTGCAGCATGGTTTGCTAAGGCAGACGTTGGCCTGACTGTGCACAGGCCTGACCCAGTGAACACCATGACATCTCAAATCCACATCTGGAAGTGCCGCTTCTCATGGGTTGGTAAGCAGGGCGTAGCGGAGCTAGACTTCGATACTGTCACATCAACGTACAAAGAACATAGGTTCGATGCGTTCCTTGAAGATATCTCTGAGCCGAGAGGGTATGAGAATGACCATCCTTTCGACCTCTAAAACATTACTGACTGTTAGACCGGGCAGCGAAGGCCCAGTGATTTTTGTGTGGGTGGACGGTGTAGAAGTTGCACAATACCCAATGGATCAACGCCACATGTTGAGCTTTATACAGGACTTGATATCTAAATGTAGAGAAACTGTTTGACGATAGTCTCGCTCAGTGCTAACTGTTGTTTAGATTTGTTCTCCTCAAGAATGTGATCTTACTCTATCGATACTGGAGCAGCGCGTTGTGAACTAATACGCTGCTCCTTTTTAATGGATCACCCTCTCCTGCATCTCCTCTATAATTTTTGAAGCGCAGAAGATTGTTCCCACTTGTATCTCTGCAATCTCGTCAAACAACCCATAGCTTACAATGATGTTTGCTATTAGATTGCACAGGAACTCAGGGGATACATCACTGGGCAAATTCTTTATTGCCTCGTTAATAATTTTCATTTCATTTTTTGGATGTTCTTCACTCATATTTAATTCCTTACAAATTTTACTTCAACAGAAGCTGCTCAACTTTAGATTTGATACGTCGATTGATTAGGCTCTCTGCCCTGCCAAGCTCCTCGTGGATTGCTGTGATCTGATCACCATAATTGTAATCATATTTCATAACCCAAGCATCATTGACTGATCCTGTTTTCTTTTTGTACTTGAGTGACTTTACTTTAAAAACCTTTATCCCCTCGGCTAAAAGCCGTGGTGAGTTCATTTCATCAGCGTCCAAAATAAACCTCATACCATCACCAGCTTTTACTCTGTGTATTCCTTTAAGAAAAACTTTCTTTAGCCAAGTGATCTTCACGCCAACAACGTTGTCATGATACGCGGATAAGCCGGGAGAAAAGCATATGTCCTTATCGACATTCACAGACCAATGAGATTTTGGAAACAACATATTCAATGTCATTAAGGATTTTTCTACTGAAAGAACTGTGGCTTCCTTGATGGGTGTTCGCTGGTATTCATATCGACGTAACAAGCTCCTTGTTTTAGATATCTCACCACAGGTAGAGCTGTACAAATTAATAACTTGATTGGTCACATCATTGCCAAAATTAGTTTTCATATCACGATAAACATGCAGATTTTTGAGGGCATATTTTCTGCCCAAAGCAAACTCCTTATTAGCATCACCTTTAATTTTAAATGATACACGCATGTCATGTGCCGCAGTCCTTAGACTTTCTAATTTTTTGTATTCCTTTATTTGCATTTTTTTCTCCTCACACTTCATATCCATTGTTTCGTAACTTTTGCTTAAAGCAATTTAATTCCTTACGACTAGTATCTAATTCCTCCCTAGCTCCCTTGCGTGGGTTTGTTGACCATGCTTCATTCTGTGCAGAGTGCAGCCTTTCAGTAAGCCAGTTTAACTCCACTCTATCAAAGGCACTTATGCTTTTCTTTTCCCAAGGTGGCAGCGGTATTGTAACACTCTCGCTGTTCACCCTGTTTATTCGGGACTGATCCCTTGTAGATATTTTTTTTCTCATTGATCATCCCCTAATATTTTAGGTAAGTTGTCTCACCGAATGGTGCAGGTTTTGCATTTTCATAAGACGAAACCCACAGCACTGGATATTCTGGTGACGGTGGGTAATCAAAGATGCCCATGTCAGTGAACACAACCATGTTGTCTACATTTATTGCATGATCTTGAACGTATTGAAACGCTGGCGTGATGACCGTGCCGCCTCGACCATTCACCTTGATGCTCTCAATGACCTCGCCCTGCTCATAACGGCTTACAGTTTGAACTCTGGCATCAAACGTAATCACTGTGATTGATGATGGCTTGATGTCCTCACTGATCGCGTTCATCTCACCAAGAAAATACTCAAGCTCACGATCAGAGACTGACCCACTGCTATCGACCAGCAGCACAATATCACCAGCACCAATTCGATCTACGCTTGGCGCAATTATACGCGCTGTGTGATACATCTTTTTGTTTGGTCTGCGCATAGTGTAGTCATCAGGCTGATCACCGCCAACGAAACGGCGGAGAACATCGCGCCAATCAACTTGGCTTTGCTTCATTCTCTGAACCATCTCATCAATAGCCGCTGGTAGTTTTCCAACCGCTTTGGCAGCAGAAGCAGCCATCATCACCTTACTGTCAATGTCAGCTTCAACTTGCTTGCACTCAGCTTCAGACATTTCTTTGAGGTCAGTGACCTCGCCAAAAGCAGAGCCGCCAGAGAACTGTTCCTTTGCGTCCTCTGGCAACCGATCATAGATAGCCTCGGCAGTCATGCCCTCGTACTGTGGGTCATGCAGCCGTCCCTCTGGCAAAGAGAACCCGCCGTCAATCAAGAGTATTTCATTAATGGCAAAGTCACATGCTATATTCCAAAGCTCTGGATCACGATTGCCACGGCGTAATGAGTGCTTCATAACGATGTGCAAGACCTCATGAGCAAAGACGCCAGTCACTTCAGCCTCTGACAGACTATCGACAAAGTCAGGTGACCACAGTATTGATACGCCATCTGTACACATTGTGCCAATTGTCTGATCACTATCGACCTTGACCGACAAAGCAATTGATCCAAAAAATGGATGGGATATTACAAGTTTAGTTATTGAACGTGAAACTTTAGTTTGTGCGTCCATAATTTTCTCCTCAAGAAAAAGTTCAATAGAACAAAAGCAGCCAAATTAGATTTAAGATGGCTGCTCTTTAGCTGTTACAAGATTAAGTGCTTGCCGCTGGTCATCACCCAATCACGCACTGCCTTCACTTGCTTTAGGTCAGTGTCACGGTTCAGTGCATCCTTGATCACAAAGGCAGCGAACTCTTGTTGCGGTATGCGCTGCAAGTACTGCACGATCTGCGCTGCATTGGACTTGTTCATGCGTGTAGCCAGCGCTGCGCACACTGCGTACATGACCGCAGGATCATCTGAAATGCTTGCAGATTGTGGCTTTGCAATCAGCTCGTTGATGTCTGGGACTGTGTCATACAGCTTCAAGAAGCCCATGAAATCAGCGCAGCCACCTCGACCAACTTGCCCAGCAATTGCCTCTTGAAGGCATACCGGATCGATATCCCAGCTAAGCACTGACGAAACACGCTCCCAAGAGCGTGGTGACGGGCAAGCATTCGCGTCTCTGTCGAACTTGTGCAGCCACTCAGGACGAAAGCGCAGGAACGCACACACGCGCTCGTCCACCCCGACACTGTAGTAGTATGCTATCGTGTCATCCAGATCGGCTTCGATGTCTAAGAACATCAGGCGGTCACGCAAGTGTGTTGGCAGGTTGTTAGTGCCAGCTCGGTCAGACATGCGGTTGCCAGCCGCAACAATTACCCACCCCTCTGGCAGGTGATGTGCGCCCACACGCCGCTCGTTGGTGAGCTGCGCTCCAATGTTTAGGTTCGCAACTGGAGCTTGCGCCAGCTCGTCGAGGAAAAGAATGCCCTTTCCCTCAGTAGGCATCCAGTCTGGACGCTTGCGTTCCATGCCCTCGCCATCGTCAGAGGGCACAACCCAGCCAGCCAGTTCACCAGCATCATACTGAGCCAGCGAGAGTATTGAGCATTGGATGTCCAGCTCTTTAGCAATGTCTGTTACGCAAGTTGTCTTGCCAATCCCTGCACCAGATACCAGATAAGGCACAAGGTACTGGGCATCACGCCCATCCTTTAGAGACATTGCGTGATTGATTGCTGCCTTCACGATGTTTTTTGCTTGTGATAGTTTCATTATAACCCCCAGTTATTTATGCATATTGGGCCAATGCCCAGTTCAATTGATACAGGATCAGTCAACGTCCTGCCGCAGCAGGAGCATCGCCCTGTTTCTTTGCCATGCCTTACTGCCTCACCTCGTGGGTCAGCCGACACAGTAACAATATTGTCTGACGTGCCTTTGGCGCAGCCACTTGATGGAGTAAAAGTCCCACCCACAATTTTGCCCTGATAGTCTGATCCGCGCTTGACATATACTGCCCCAGCATTTTTCCCACTCACTGGTGCAAGCGAGAACGATAGTTCATCCACCCGAAAGACAGGCTTCTTAACCTTAGCACTTTCCAAAAGCTCTTTGATGCGTGAGACATCCACGTCTCGGCTCATTGATGCCTTCCGCTCAGCGGTTGCTCTGGTCTTTAGGATCATTCGCTCTGCCGCATTCCACTGGTTCTCAGTCAGATCACCCTTCATTCCATATTGCTGGACCAAAGAATTTGCGAAATCATTCCATTTGCGCATCGGCTGAAGCGCGATAAGTATCTCCTCATACTCCATTACATATCTCCTAAAATTTTAGCTAACCCCTCACGGGATAGTTTTACTTCATCGATTTCATCAAGATTAAAACCACGACCTTCAAGTTCGAGGTGTTTGCCATCGATCTCATTAATTCTTTTCCACGTACCAGCCCATAAATTAACGCCCTTAGATATTTTTGCTTTGCCAAAATAAAACAATTTTTGACTACCGTGGTAATTTGGGTTTATGGGATTAACCTCATCATGAAATTTGGTCATCACTCTTGATCCTTTATCTTAACGCTTTGGACACGGCGGTTCAGTGCAAACGCGACGAACGACAAATCCTTTTCCAATTCATACAAAGCATCACGCATCTGTTTGGATGGATGTCGCTCTTTATACATACGTTTCCACCAAGTCTTACCCAACTGGTAGTTAGGCAGCTTCACCGTAGCCAGAGCAAACGCCTCTTGGAAAATAGCTTGCACGTCATCGCGCTCAAAGAACGCTTCCGCCTCAGCATAAGCCTCGGAAATTGGTTTCAATTCTCCCATCACGCCACCTCCTCTTCCGGTTCCCAGCAATTGTCTTTTCCGTTCCTGTATTTACCCTCAAACATTCCACCTTCATCCAAGTAAGACGCAGAGATATCAAACCCCCACCCAGTCAAACGATCCCATATAGGAATGGGCGGAGACCACGCAGTCCAACATTTGAAAGCAAACTTACCCACCTTCTGATCATCTGACATCTGAAAATTCTCGGTGATTTCAACCTCACAGACATCCCATTTTGTGCCCCAGTGTGTAATGCGCCAGTCCATGGGTCCGTCTGGATATTGGTCAATCTCCGAGAACGAGACCAAAGGTTGCGGCACAACAACGTCACAGAACCGTGGGTAATTAAGACTAACGTTAAAAAATAATTCGTGCACCATGGCCCGTGGGCCTTGGACGTACACTTCTTGATAGCAATGGTTAGGCATTTACAATTTCTCCTCTAAGCTTGTGCGTTTGATTTGAATGTCGTGAAGGTTTAAGGCATCAACGACTGACATGTAATCGTCATAAAAGCTGTCGATCCATTCGTAGCAGACCCACTCACAAAAATTGTCGTACTGATCCTGATCGATGATGTAAGCATGATATTTTTGATCATGCGTTACTATAGTCAAACATTTGTCCGACTTTGTTGCTTCCAACCCAGCAGAAGCAACAGCAGCATCGACATCGATATTGCCATCGATCAACTGACCAGCCTTCCACTTAGCCACAAAATAAAATTCTGTCTCCATAAACTTGCACTCCTCTTTGCATTTAAAGTTCTATTGAACTTTTCGCAGCAGCCCACGAAGGGCTGCTAACAAAAGCTCACTGTATTATTGGTGTACTTAACCGCAGCTCAAGAATTTCTACTAATTCTTTGCGAGTTTCTGCCATAGCAATGACTTTGCGTCGTCGTTCACAATCTTCTCTTGGGATTGAAGCTTTCCATCCCCCAAACCCGGCAGATTTGTAAATCAGTATATCTGGACGCCCAATTACAGTCCATTCAGCAGCACTTGTTCCTAAGTGGTTGCCTTGCCACATTGTGGGTTTCATTTTCTCTAGTTTTATTTGCATATTCACCTCAAGATATTTGATATAATGCAACCAGAATGGCTGCGTTGATGGCTGCGATTAGTGCAACCTTTGGCAGAACGGGCAGACACGCTGCCCAAACGTAAACACGATCAATAACTTTACTCATCCTGCATCTCCCTTTGCTGTTTGCTGTTGATTAAATCAAATTACTTGCCATCACCGCTGCAAGGATGGCGGGGTCTGAGTGTTCACGCTCAAGGCCATCGGAATTGCTAGTCCATCGAGCGTCACCGCCAAAACGAATTAGCGTTACAAACTCTTGGCCTTCCCAATTTACAGTGATGCTGTGCATGTCCCACTTTGAGTTGCCATCTTCGTCACGGACCACAGTCTCGGCTTCCATTGTCAAAACTTCGCCATTAACTTTAACAGTGTTATTATTTATTACAGCGGTTGCAGTGTCGTTGATCCAGTTCTCTGGGTTAAAAGTAACTGTAGTCATTTTGTATCTCCTCCGATTAAAAGTTCTATTGAACTTTTCGTAACAGCCCATCAAGGACAGGCTGCTAACAAAAGTTCACCAAGCCATCATAAAGATCACCACTCCAAAGAGTGTTGCTGAGAGGACAATGCCAGAAGCAAAGCCCTCTACTAATAGCAACCTGCGCTCTCTGCGCGACAGGCGGCGGCTCATGATGCCATCATAGCGTCAACTGCCGCATCCACATCGCTGTTCTCTGCAGCAGCGTCGGCCTCTGCCGCTTTGGCTGCAGCAGTGTTTCGGAATGCCTTGCGAGCAGCCAGCAATTCACGCATGATATTGTGAAACTCTTCCAACTCCTCATCCGAAAGGCCGTCACAGAACTTGTCACCTTGAACTTTTTTGCCTTCCTCTCTTTTTGTTGACCATTTGCCAACAACTTTTTCTGCAAGGAGTTTGGCTTTCGACTTACTTGCTTCACCGGAGACAAGCTTTGCCAACTTGTTTTCGCTGGTGATGCCCTCAGCGTCAAAGAACTCCTGAACCATCGCTGGGGTGGCTTGCGTCATACCAGCCAGATCAAAGTGCCTGATTGCCCCGACAGAGTTGTCAAAATAACGTTTGACGGTAGCATCCTTGCCCGTTCCGAGTGCCAAAAGCAAAGCTTCCTTGACCGACTTGGATACTGCATCTGGAAGGTTTCCCTTTTTCATCTTTACGCTGGCGATGGAAGAAATCAGTTCGCAGTAAGCTCCGATTTTGTGTGAGTTAGCAGCCTCAGAGTTGGCCTTGCTGTCCGCCTTCAGGCCAGTGATTTTTGCTTCAGCACCAGCGATGTGATTGATGGTTGCATCTGCAATTTCGAATGCGATTTTTTTAGCTTTAGTCATAGTATATCTCCTCAGATATGTTTGGCATAAGTGCCATGGTTGTCACCAATGATACAGCCCCGCAGGGCTGCACTGTTGGTAGCAACTTAGGAGTTCATGAACTCCTGAGCCTCGTCGCGAACGCACTCACAAATAACCATGTAGTCTGGGACACAAACATTCCCTTCGTTATCTTCCGCAAAGCGCTTCGCGAAGTAGATTGATTTGTCCAAGAAGCGGCGGCTTGTGTACTCATCAGTAGTGAAAAACTTCAGATAGTTGATGTACGCTGCGACTGCGTTTTTGTAGTTTGACATGATGTAACTCCTCAAAAAGTTTCGGCATTATTGCCAGTTTTACTCCACATATTCTTTTGTTACGGTTGCTGTTACACCAAAGCCGGATTCTTCGAAGAACCAAATGCTGTTAGAAGGTGTCCATTCCATTCCAATGGATTTACAACGCTCATCCATTTCATTTAGCATTGCATCGTACTGAGCGTCAGTTTCGATTTTGCAGTAAGCTTTAGCTGATACGAATGCTTTTGCTTTGCTGCCATAAACCCCAACAATTCCATCCTCAGAACCATTTACCAAATAAACTACTCTCATTTTTTCTCCTTCTAGATGATTGATTGTTTGATCGCTGCAGCAAGGCTAACAACATCGAATGCTGCTTTAACCATGTTGCCCTCTGCAGCGCTGCCGCAGAACGAGACGAAGCAGTCTATTGCTGTGACCGCTGCGTCTGGGTCTTTGATGAAGTAATTAGACATTCGTTATTCCTCAAGTTGATCTATTTGAAACAGTCAAAGACTGCTTGAGATAGAGGCCCATTTAAGGGCCACTTGTTTTTGTGTGAAGGCTTTTCTCTCCCCTCACCAGCCAGAAACCGCTTTTGAAAGTGACATCCGCATCTGGTCCCCTTGGGGTATCATCGGCTTGTCTCGGCTCTCGAAGCACTGGACTGTCGCGCTGTCCTCATTTTGAGGCGTCTGCTAGCGGCTGAGGGGGAGAGGCTTGAAAACGTGTCCCCCGTCCGATGACCCCTTGTTGCATTCTCTGATTACCTTGTCCACCCCTAAATTGAATTAAATTGAATTAAATTACCTTATTTGATCTGATAGCCTTATTTCATTGGGTGTTCGTGACAAAGAAAGTTTGATGCTGTAGGCTATAAAAAGTTCAATTGAACTTATTTCGATTGAGCAGAACTAAAGAATAGTGCCGAAACAGGGGTAATAGCTTAGCCTAAAATCCCGAAGGCCTAGCGCAGCGCAGAGGATACGATGACAGATAAACGCAAAGACAAGCCAAAGCTTACAGTAGTAAGTGATAGCACAGGCACTAAGAGTGCCAAAGGTGTAGGGAGTAAGAGGAAGAGAGCTGGTAGCAATAGGTCTGCCATGCAACCCAATGGCCTCACGCTCAAGCAGGAAGGGTTTGCTTTAGCAGTGTTTGGTGGTGCTTCTTTTAGTGATGCGTATAGGCAGTCGTATGACGCCCAGAACATGTTACCAGCAACGATACATCGTCAAGCGTATGAGCTAGCAATCAACCCCAAGGTATCCGCAAGATTAGATGAGCTGCATAGCCAGAAGGAGCGGGAACGGCGCATGCAGTCGCTCTCTCGAAGTGATCTGGTTTTGAAACAGCTCGAAGGCATAGCCCTTGACGACGGGGTGCAGGACGGGGCTCGTGTTCGTGCGTTGGAGTTGTTGGGCAAATCAGTTGCGCTGTTCACAGATCGTGTGGAGACCGACGATAAGACAGACAGGACTGCTGACGAAATCGAACGTGATCTGCGTGACAAACTTGATCGTCTTGGTCTGGGTTAAAAAGTTCAATTGAACATTTCCTTACGTGTGTGCGCAAATTTAGTAGTA